CCCCCGACCCTCCAGCCTAAAGGTCTGAAAAGTGGCATCAGCACGGGATAAGCGACGAGCCGCCGTAGAAGCCGCGATGGTGGGGGGTGTTCTGCCCGAAGCCGACGCCCGCGAGCTGGCCGACCGCTTCGGCGTCAGCGTCCGCACTATTGCGCATGACGTAGCATTCCACCGCAAGGCGAGCGGCGGCGCGTCGGTCCACGTCTTGCCGAAGCCGGCCCGACAGGAGCCCGCAGAGCCTACCAAGTGGGATGGGATGGCGCTGAGCGACCTGTCGCACGTCGACCTGCTGCGGTGGGCGATCGACAAGGCGCAGCGGGCAGTCGAGTCCGCCGACCCGACCTCGACGGCCTACACCCAGGCCCTCCGCGAGATCCGCGCGTGCGGCATGGAGCTCCGCGACGCGCGCAAGGAGGCCGGGCAGAACAATGACGAGCGGAGCATCGCCGACATTGAGGCCGCGCTCCAGGCGGCAGCGGATCGGCTGCCGGCGAACCTGCGAAAGAAGCTGCTGGGGTGACTTCCCGGGCAGACATGCTCGCTCTCCTCCGTGTGCTCGAGGATGCAGCCGATGCGGCCGAGGCGGACCCTTGCCGCTACTTCGACTGGCTACCGGGTCAGGATGCCTACTTGCGGTGCGGCAGCCGGGCGGCGATCTACCGGACCTGCAATCAGGCGATGGGAAAGACTACTGTCGGGCTGTACGATGTCCACTTGCGGTGCATCGGCGACCACCCGTACACGCCGCTCGACGTGCCTGACCCGCCGGTAGAGTGGTGGATCGTGTGCGCGAGTTGGCCCCAGTCGCTCGCAATCCAACAGAAGTTCTACGACATCGCCGGCTCTCGGTTGAAGCACGGCCCCCCGGACCCGAAGAACGGCTACGACCGGAACCGGCCGCTTGCGTTGTACGACAACGGATCGATCGTCCGATTCAAGACGACCGGCCAGAAGGCGCTTGACTTGGCGGGCGCGACCATCACGGGCGGGATCCTGTTCGACGAGCCGCCGAAGGATCCAAGCGCGTTTGAAGAAGCCCGGAAGCGACTGACCCGGACACAGGGTCTGCTACGCCTGACGATGACCCCGATCGGCGCACCGGTGGACTGGCTACGCGATCTCGTCGAAGCCGGGCAGATCACAGACATCCACTACCGGTTGACCCCCGAGAACCTTATCCCAGTCGGGTGCGACGGGCCGATGACGCTGCCTGACGGGACTCCGATGGACCAGGCGTGGATCGACGACTTCATCGCGCACACGTTGCCGCATGAGGTCCCGGTCCGCTGTCACGGCGAGTGGGAGACGCGGGTGATCGGCAACGTGTTTCGGGCGTTCGACCCGAGCGTGCATGTCACCGACTACCTACCGGGCGGTGAGGTCGACATTCAGATCGGCATTGACTACGGCACCAAGGTTGGAAAGCAGGTTGCGCTGCTCGTCGCTATCAAGAGTGACGGCCAGCGCGAATCCGTGCACGTCCTTGACGAGTCGGTGGCGGACGAGAACAGCACGAACGAGGACGACGCCCGCGCGATTCTGTCGATGCTCGCGCGACACGGGCTGCAGTGGAAGGACGTAGCAAAGGCGCACGGCGACCGCATCCACATGTCCGGCCACGTGCAAAAGAAGTCGAATCAGGACCTTATGCGCGAGCTCGCCCGAGAGATGGGCGTCCCTCGCCGCGGCGTGCAGCCCCGGATCCGCACCGTCAAGCGCGGCGCAGGCAAGGCGCGAGGCTCAGTCGACGCCGGCTGTCGGTACATCCACCAACAGATGCTCCGCGAGGGGTCGTTCACGGTGTCGCCGCGGTGCGAGCACCTGATCGCGGCGCTCGAGCGGTGGGATTACCGAGACGACGACTGGAAAGACAAGATCGACGCGCTGCGGTACTGCCTGTGGCCGCAGATTTACAGCAAGCGCGGCAAACGCGGCCCCGCGCCGGAGCTACGCATCGGTTGACGTCTGCCGGAGTTCGCGGTAGCGCGCGAGAACAGTATCTTATAGGATACGAACATGCCTGAGCACGTCGAGTTCGAGCTACGCCCAACCCCGGGCGACCCCTACGAGGCGCGCCGGTGGTCCGAGGGCGACCGCCGGCTACGCATGCTCGAGGGCGTGTGGCGGGACGACCTGCTCCGGCGACGGCAGGACATGGTGGGCGCGGTCCGGTCGGATGCGTGGGGCGATCCCTCGCTCTCGATAAACGTGTTCCGCGGCATCGTGCAAGAGCTGGCGGTGCTCTACGATCGCGAGCCCGAGATCAGCCACGACCCGCCCGCCGGAACGGACATCGAGCCGTTCGACACCGACGGTTTGGCAAACGCGATTCGGCTCGCCGGGCTCTGGCCGATGATGCAGCGCGTGCAGCGCCTCTGTCTCGGTCTGCGGGAGATGTTCGTCCGGGTCCATGTCGACGAGCGGGGCCGGCTTCGCTACCGGCCGGTCCCGCCAAACAGCGTCATCGCAGCGTCGTTCCTTGACGACCCAAGCCGCCCGGTCATGATCAAGGAGCTGCGCAAGCGGACGCACCCGGAGACCGGCCGCCCGATCTGGACGATCGACTACCTCGACGTGTCCGACCCGGACGCGCCGGTCTACCGGGTCCACAAGGCGGACACGGGCGTCACGCTCGGCGAAGACCTGTCGCCGCTGTTCCTCGCGACCGCGGACAACCCATCGGGCGACTTCTCGGGCGATGCGTACCCCTACCGACGCCGCCCGCTCGTCAACGACGCAGGCGAAGTACTCGACCTCGGGCGTCCGGTTCTGCCCTACGTGCTGTACCACGCCGAGCACAGCGGCGATCGGCTGTTCGACCCGTTCGATTGGATTGAGCTGGTGGAGGCGTCGCTCGACCTTGCCGTGCTCCAACAGATGCTAATCCACTCGTACAAGGATGCGAGCTGGCCGCAGCGTTGGATTGCCAACCTTCGCCCCGCGGGCGCCTCGGTCATCGACACTCCGCAGGACTCGCGGCGCATGCAGGTCGTATCGGACCCGGCGACGATCCTGATGCTGGAGACGCCGACCGACCTGGAGGACAACGTCGGGCAGCCGATGGTCGGCCAGTTCCAGGCCGGCGCGGACGTCACCAAGCTTGAAGAAACGCTCGCCAACATGATCGCCCGGGTCGCCCAGGATGCGGGCGTACCCCCCTCCGACGTCCAGCGCCTCGGCGGCACCGCGCGCAGCGGCGCGGCGATCAGCCTCACGAACGAGGGCAAACGCAAAGCCCAGCGCAAGTACCGCAACGCATTCAAGGCGGGGGACGAGCAGTTGGTCGCCCTGTCCGCGATCCTACTTAACCGCGCGACCGGCTCCCGATTCCCCGAGGGCGGGTACATCGTCCACCACCGGGAGATCCCACTCAGCCCGGAGGAGCTGAAGGCTCGCCGAGAGCATCACCTGGAGCTGTACCAAGCCGGGCTAATCACCCGCACGCGCGCGATCATGGAAATCTTTCCCGGCACCACCAGGCGCGAAGCCGAGGCCGGCGGCGACACCGACACCGCGGACGCGGTCGAGGAGCTGGCCGAGGCGCTGGAGATGATGCAGGGCGACCCCGAGTCGGTCGACCTCGACGCGCTCCGAGAGGCGCTCGCCGAGGCGATGACGGCACTGCGGGGCGAGTAGTGCCGCTCAAGCCACCCCAGTCCGCCGCGGACGCCGCACGACGTGCGCTCGACATCCGACGCGAGAAGCCGCCGAGCCAGCGAGGCATGACGCCGGTAGGGATTCGCCGCGCATCGCAGATCGCGAATCGGCAGAACCTAAGCATCGACACCGTGCAGAGGATGGCGGGCTATTTCTCGCGGCACCTCGTCGACAAGCGCGGCTCGACCTGGAGCGAGCAGGGCAAGGGCTGGCAGGCGTGGCACGGCTGGGGCGGCGACGCCGGAGCCCGGTGGGCGCTGTCCGTCCTGCGCCGAGAGGCCCCGGAATGGTATGACCGCTTTGCGCAGGGCAAGCGGAACCAAGCATTGATTCGGCACCTGCGCCGATAGGAGAGCAGCATGAGCGACGAAACCTCGACCTCCTCGACCGCTCCGGCCCCGCAGCCGGCCCCCGCAACCTCGCCCGCCCCAGCGCCAGCGCCGGCGGCCGACGACAAGCGCGTGCCCTACGACCGTTTCCAGTCGGTCGTCTCCGCGCGAAACGACCTCGCAGCACAGCTCGAGGCGGCCCGTGCCGAGATCCAGAGCCTGTCCGAGCGCGCGGCGACGGTCGACACCGTCGCGCAGCAGGCGCAGGAGTGGCAGAGCAAGTACCAGCAGGCCGAGACGCGGTTCCGCCGCTTCCAGGCCGTCGCCTCGTCCGCGGGCGTGACCGATGCCGAGACGATCGAGCTGTTCGAGTTCCGGTACGGCAAGCTACCCCCGGACGACCGCCCGGACTTCGGCGAGTGGGTCAAGGCGCAGGCGAGCAACCCCGCCGAGGCCGACCCGATCCTCCGTCCGTTTTTGCCCGGCAACGCGCCGGCCCCCGCGCCCGCCCCGCAGCAGGCCCGCCCGCAGCCGCCCGTGAACGGCGGGGCGCAGCAGACCCCGCCGGCTCCCGCCGAGGTCACGCCTGGCATGATCAGCCAGATGTCTCCAGAGCAGTACAAGGCATGGAAGAAGGCGCGCAAAGCAGCGAACGGCGGCCGGCTGTTCTGATCGCTTGACACTCCGTATCGGTTTCGATACGCTGTGCGCACATAGCCCCGGGTCGCTCCCGTAAAACGCGCAAGGGCGGACGAGAAACCCCACCCCTGCCGTTCTACGGGAGATCCCGACATGGCCAACGATCCGATCTACTACTCCGCGTCCGGCGACATCCGCGCGACCGAGGCTCTGCACCAGGAGATCCAGCTCCTGCTCGCCGACCGCGCGTCCCTCCGCGGCCACCCCGCGATTCTGCAGTTCGGCGACCTCGCCGGCTCCGGCTCCACCGTCCGCTCGGTGCCGTTCTTCGGCCTCGACGGATACGACGAGATGGCGGCCGTGGCCGAAAACGCGAGCGTCTCGCGGACCGACCCGACCGACGCCAGCGCCGACATCACGATCGCGCGCCAGGCTCTTCGCTACTCGATCAGCGATTTGAACAACATGGTGGACTCGGTCGGGCTCAACGTCGAGCGCCTGGCCGCGAGCATGGTCGGCGCCGCCGAGATGCGGTTCACCAGCATGATCTGCGGCGTGCTCGACGACTTCACGTCCACCGTCGGCTCCACCGGCGTCGACCTCGACGTCGACGACTTCTACGACGCGATCTACACGCTGGAGGAGGCCAACGCGAACGGCCCGTTTACCGCGGTCCTGCACCCGGTCCAGGTGACCGACCTGCAGAACTCCTTGCGCGCCGAGGGCGGCGCGGTGCAATACAAGCCCGCAACGCAGGACATGCTCGAAGCCAAGGGCCAGGGCTTCATCGGCCAGTTCGCCGGCGTCGACATCTACAAGTCGAGCAAGGTCCCGACCGCCAACACCGCCGCCGACCGCGCGGGCGCTATGTTTGCTCGCGGCGCGGTGGGCTTCGCCGAGGGCACCCCGCGCCCGATGGCGATGTTCGGCGGCCAGCTCGTCCTCGCTGCCGGTACGCCCATCCTGGTCGAGTTCGACCGCACCCCCGAGGGCGCGCTGACGGACATCGTCGGCAGCTACTACGTTGGCGTGCAGAAGCTCCAGGACGCGCTCGGCGTGAGCATCATCACCGACGCCTGAGGTCCTCGGGGCGGGCGGCGAGGCTTGCACCCGCTGTTCTCCTGCTCGCCCCGTCGACCCGCCCCAATACCCACGACCCCAGCCGGAGAACAGCACAATGGCCGTCACCCTCGCCCGACAGGGCACCGGATCGCGAGCGGTCGCGACTCCGTCCATCCAGACGACGCTACCCAACCTACCCGCAACGCCGAACTTCATCTACCGATACAACCCGGCGCGGTGGCAGTTCGTCAAGGTCGGCGACGACTACCGACTCCTCCCGCTACTCGGCAAGGTGGTCATCGAGCCAGGTGTCGGCGGCGTCGACAAGCGCGGCGACTACACCCGCGCAGTCGCAAAGGGAATGCAGGACGGCTGGGTTGTCATCCCGCAGAACTTGTGCCCGCCCGAGATGACGCCCGACGGCCAGCCCGGGTACGTCCGCGCCACCGACAGCCGGCACGGCACCCACCACCACGACGCATTTGTCACGATCGGCAGCGTTGGCCCGCGGGCCAAGACGACGCCGAACATGACCGCCTACTACGGGTGGCTGTCGTGGCTCGTCGATGAGGGCCACATCCCGCAGCCTGACCCGATGGTCATGGAAGTGCTCGTCGACAAGGCCGCCAAGAACCTCGAGCGCAAGATCGGCGCGGCCGGATCCAACCAGCGCGCGGCCGGTGCGCTCGTCCCGAAGCTGGCGACCTTCGACGCGATGATCAAGCTCGCCGAGGAGATGGGCGCGGACATCAGCCCGGCCGCGTCGGCCCTCATCACTGAGGGCCGCAAGAAGATCGACGAGCTCGCCGAGCCGACCACCCGCAGCAAGCGGGGCAAGGCATGAGCGGCGAAATCCCCAAGACCCGCGACGCCCGCGACCGGTTCGAGAAGCGCTTGCGCGAGCAGGGCTACTCCAGCAAGGACGCCCGCGACAAGGCGATCAAGCACGCGGTCCGCTCGGACCGCCGACAGCGCGAACAGGGCAAGTAGCCCCCCCACCATAGCCGCCGGCCCTGGCCGGTATCGGAGTACCCGATGGCCCGTGTCTCGAAATTCGCCCAGCGACTGCGGAAGGCAACCGCCGCCGTCGGCTTCGGCGTCCGTAGCAGCGCCACCCAGGACGACGCCGACGTGCCGACCATCACCAGCGGCAGCGGCACCCCGTCCGCCGCCGAGGTCGACGGCTCGCTGTACCTGCGGACCAACGGTGAGATCTACAACCGGAGCGGGAGCGCATGGGAGCGCATGGGCGCGGCCGATGTCGCCGACCCGGGCGACGCCGGCGCGATCCCGGTCACGCAGTCCGCCTCGGTCGCGCTGACGACGGCCGGCGCGGAGACCCGGACGATCGCGATCCCGACCTTCATCGGCCAGCGGCTCAACGTCTGCCTCGACACCGACGGCGGCGACGCGGTCGTGACGGTCGCGCAGCCGGTCAACCAGGCCGGAAACAACACCCTGACGTTCGCCGACGCGGGCGATCACATCAGCCTCGAAGCCATCACGGTCGGCGGCGCGCTGCGGTGGCGCGTGCTCGCTAACGACGGCGTCGCGCTGTCGACGGTCTGATGCCGTACCGGGTCACCAGCACCGCGGCCCCGCTGCTGTTCGTCCACACGCCGAAGACCGGCGGAACGTGGGTGCGCACGCGGCTGGGGCAGCGGTACGGTCGACCCGAGAAGGTCGGGCGCCCGCACGGGCATGTCCGGGCGGTTCCGCTGCACATGCGGGACCGGTCGCTCACCTTCGGTTGCGTCCGCGACCCGTGGACGTGGTACGCAAGCCTGTGGGGCCATGCGATGACCCTCGGCGACGAGGGCCGCCACATGTGCGCACTGTGGGGCGAGGGCTCGACAGAATTCCGCCACGTCCTCTACGGTATGACGCACCCCGGCCGGCTGGAGAAGCACCCGCGGCCGTTTCTCGTCGCACAGCATGAGGGTGGGTGGCCTCGCGACCCGTCCGCGCCGGTGTGGTCTGAGGCGCTGCGGTACTGGTACAGGCACAACCCGACCGAGGGCAGCGGGTGGGCTGTGGACGCGCTCATCAGCACGCACGCGCTGCCAGATGCGCTGGAATCCCTGACGGGCGACCAGCACGACCCCGCGCCCGTCAACACAGCGGCACACACTCGGTCTCCGAGCACCGGCCTCGACATGTACGACGACGAAATGCTCGGTTGGGTCGCCGAGGCAGACGCCGACGGCATCGCCTGCCTCGGCGCGGCCCCCGGCAAGCTCGCCCAGCGCGTGTACTGGCTCAGCGACAGGTGGACTGCATGAGCGCGACCCTCTACACGGTCCGGTGGCAGCTCCCGACGTCCATCGTCCGCGGGCAGGACACGACGATAACCGCCCCGCTCTACCGAGACGGCGCACTCGTCGCCCCGACGGCCGGCACGGTCACGGTGTACGACCGGGCGGGCGCCGCGGTTGCCTCGCCGAGCGTATCGATTGTGTCCAGCGTCGCGACAGCCACCGTAACGGGCGCTACGACGGCCACCCTCGAGCCGGAGGACGGCTGGCGGGTAGAGTGGTCCCTCACGGTCACGGGCGAGCCTGACGACGTCCTGGCGCGCAACGACGCGGGCCTCAACCGCCGCGACCTCTACCCGGTGGTCACCGACGCCGATTTGTTCCGCCGGGCGTCGAGCCTCGATCCGAGCGGCGGCAACCCGCTGACCGCCCGCGCCGACTTTCAGGACTACATCGACGAGGCGTGGATCTCGCTGATGCTCCGCGTCATCGAAGCCGGCAACCGGCCAAACCTCATCATGACGCCGTCCTCACTGCGGGAGGCACACCTTGCGCTGACGCTGGCGCTCATTTTCGAGGACTTCGCCACCCGACTGAACGAGGCATTCAGCGAGCGCGCGGACGGCTACCGGCGGCAGTACGAGAGCGCATACCGGCGGCTGAACTTCCGATACGACACGCACGACACGGGCGAGCAGGACACCGAGGAGGGCCGCCGCAGCGCGACGCCTACGCTATGGCTGCACGGCGGCGGGAGGCGTCGCTATGGCTCTTATTGACTCGTCCACCCTGCGCGACCGCGTGCGGGCCGCTGTGGATGCGGTGGCGGGCACGACCGAGAGCCGGTTTCACCCGGATTTGTTCGCGCACGACGTCGAGCAGCTCATCCACAAGTCGTACGCGGTCGACCTGACCGAGAACCAGGCCGAGACCACCGACGGCCGGCAGTACGCCGCGGCCGGTGCCTACTCCGGCTCAATCCTCCGCGTGCAGGTCGCGTACCGGATCCGCGGCGACGCCACGAACGGCGACATTAGCGCAGCCTACGATCACGAAAAGCTCGTCCGAGCCGCGGTCTACGGCATCTCGCGGGCGTCGATCAACATGCGCTACCAGGCCACCCAGCGCCGCATCGTGGAGGGCGCGCAGAGTCCGTGGCAGCTCTCCGAAATCACCTTCCGCGTCTTTCACCACCTGCCGCTCGCGTAGGAGCAACCAATGGCCGCCAGCACCATCATCAAGCACGACACCGACGGCACGATCCAACTTGCCGACGGCAGTACCACCCCGGTCGTCTTCACCGCGCCGTACACGCAGGGCGACTTCAGCATCACCGGCATCGATGGCCAGGGGCTGCGCGAGGTCGTCGCGTACCAGTCCCGCGGCGTACTGCACAGCATCCGAAGGGCCGCGCGGACGTTCCCAAGCATTTCGTTCTCGGCCATGCTCAGCGACCTGTCGGACGCAACCGACCAGACGCTCTACGACTTCGTCCGCAAGACGGGCAGCTACAACGGCAACACGACGACCTCGACCGCGTCGCAGGAGGTCTACACGCTCGACGTCACGCTGACGATCGAGGGCACGGACCACGGCGACGCCGCGGACCACGAAATCGTCTGTACCGACTGCGCGATCACCTTCGACCTCACCGAGGGCCAGCCGACCGCGATGTCCTTCGCCGGCACGGTCTACGGCACGGTCACCGCGTCCTGAGCACCGACTCACCCAGGAGAACAGCATGAGCCAGAACCTCGAGATCGGCGACGTCCGATGCACCATCGCCCCACCCGCGTCCTACGCAGCGCGGGAGATGGTGCTCGACGCCGGCCCCCAGAACGTCATCCTGGCGACCGCCGCCGCACTCGGGATGAGCTGGCAGGGCGAGGGCAAGCCGTCCGCGACCCTGTCCGGCTGCGGGTACAGCGTCCTCGAGTACGGCGCGGCCGTCTTCGACGAGCTCGCCGCGCGCGGCCTCAATCCGGCGCACATCCGCGCGGCGGGTCTCGCGGCGTGGAACCAGATCGCGCGGCTCCGGCTCGGCGAAGCGGAGGTAGCCGCCGCCACGGATTTCTCCGACGGCGGGGAGGAGTAGATCGACTCGTCCTCGCCATCTGTCGTGAATACGGGCAGCCGGCAAGCTGGTTTTACGCGCTGTCGACGGACGAGCAGGCCACGTACCTCGCCGACCAGCGACTCCGAGCGGAGGAGCAGTCACGACAGGCCCAGCGCGTGAGGTCGAAGCACCGGCAGCACGCGGAGCCAAACCCGCACAAGATTAGCGACTGGTGGACGGAATGAGCAGGGTGCGCGTAGAGTTGGATCCAAACCTCGAGCGCATCCTCGCTCGGGCGACGGGCCGCACTGCGCTTGCTCGCATCGCCCGACGGTTGCAGGCCGAGGCCGAGGAGATGGCCGACCACGCGCGCGAGCAGTGGCCCGTCGGTCGCGACAACACCGGCCGTCCGTCGGTCCGCGAGTCGCGCACGTACAACAGTCGAGATCGGTTCGCGGTCGTCGGCCGAATCACCACCTCTGCGGTGGAGTACCGCGTGCTGAACGACGCGCCGTGGGCGTACAAGATCCGCAGCCGGCAGGTGGTCGAGAGCGAGAGTGAGCGCCAGCGCCGGTTCTTCTGGCCGAACGGTGTCTCGCCCGACGAGCATTGGGCGCGCGCGCAAGTGGGACGCAAGAAGCATGCATGGCGCTGGATCGTGCTGCGCCGAGAGCGCCAGCGCCGCAAGGGGCTCGTCGACGACCTGGCCCGCGACGTCACCCGAGTAGCGGAGGGCCGGTAGATGGCTGCACGCGAAACCGTCGCCCTAAAGTATCGCGCCGACATCGCGGACCTAAAGCGCGAGCTGGCGCAGATCCCGGGCATCTCCGCGAAGGAAGCCCGGAAGATGGCCCGGGAGCTGGAGGTCGGGCTTAAGAAGGCCGAGCGGGCCGCACAACGGGCCGCGCGCAAGAGCAAGCGGTCGTTCCAGGACATGGCACGGACGGCACAGTCCGCCGGCCTCGCCATCGCGGGCGCGGCTACGGCTGTCGTTGCATTTGGTCAACACCTCGCCGACTTGCAAAACGAACTCTCCGACGCAAGCGCCCGCACGGGTATCGCAACTGATACACTCGCCGGCCTGCGCCTCGCCGCGGAGGGCTCTGGGCTCGCGTTTTCGTCGCTGGAGAAGGGCCTCGACCGGCTGCCCAAACAGATGCTCGACGCCGCCAACGGCGTAGGGACGGCCAAAGACGCATTTGCCCGACTCGGCGTCGACGTCACCGACACTGACGGCAACCTCCGCGACGCCAACGACGTATTCGACGAGACGATCGCGGCACTCGGCGGAATCGAGAACGACGCCCTCAAGGCAGCAACGGCCGCCGAAATCTTCGGCCAGAAGGCCGGCCCCGGGTTCATCCAGTCGGGCGCGATCGGCGCGCTGGACGACTACGTGTCTCTGTCCCGCGAGTTCGGCCTCGACACCGGCCCCAAGGCGGCGCAGGCGGCGGCAGACTTCCAGCGAAACGTCGCGCTGCTTAAAGACGTCGGCGCGCGGCAATTCCAGGAGATCGCGAGCGCGATCGGGGGTTCCGACGGAATCGGAACGCTCCTCGACCTCGCGACTGGCGCTATGATTGTGTTCGGCACGATGACCACGCACGTCATCAGCGAATTCTCCGACCGGGTCAGCCGGCTCGTTGACGGTCCTATCCGGGTGATGTCGATGGCGATGCGCGGTGAGTTCACCGAAGCGGCGCGCATCTTCGAGGAGACCGCCGGCACAACCGGGCAGGCGTGGGCGGAATTGGTCGTCACGCCGGCTATGATCGTGCGCGACATCGCGGGCGGGATCGGACTCGCTACGGTCGAGCTCGAGAAGTTCTACGCCACACAAGAGCGGATCCGTAAGGCTCAGCAGGGAGGGCGGCAGATCGGCGGCGGCGGCGGCGGCGGCGGCGGCGGAGACGACGCCCCAAGCGGAGGCGGCGGCAGCGGAGGCGCAGACACCGTCGGCACCACCCAAGATGAGGTCAATCAATCCATCAGCGCGCTCAAGCGTCTACGCGAGGAGCAGCGGACCGCCGCAGAGGAGCGGCTAAGTGAGCGGAGCAAGATTGAGCGTGCGTACATGCGGGAGCGTGACCTAATCGACGAGGCGTATCTTAGCGGCGCGGAATTGGACGAGGTCAACGCGGCGCGGGCGGCTTCTGAGGCTGAGCGCAGGATCGCACTCGCGGACCTCGAGAAGCGATTGCACGCCGAGGAGATGGATCGAATCCGAGAGCGACAGGAAGAAACGATCGCGGCGTCTACAGACGCCCTGGACAGCCTCTCCGGGCTCGCGGCACAGTCGGCTATGATGATGGCCGAAGCGAGCGCAGAGGGCACTGAGCAGGCCGCGCGCGTCGTCTTCGGGGCGTCAAAGGCCCTCGCGCTGGCGTCGATTCCGATCAAGGTCGCGGAGGGCATCGTGACAGCGGCAGCACTCCCGCCGCCGGCCGATGCGCTCAAGGCGGCTGCGGTCATCGCGACCGGCGCTACGCAGGCGTTGGCAGTCGCGAGCGCGAAGCCTCCGACGTTTGATCGCGGCGGAATCATCAACAGCGGCACCGGCGATCAGGTCATAGCGTCGGTCCTCCCGGGCGAAGCGGTCCTGAACCGGTCGGCCACGGCGGCGCTCGGGGTAGACGGCGTGAATGCGCTGAACGCTGGCCGCGGCGCTCCGTCGCGCATCATCGTGGAGCAGCGGTACGGTCACCGGGTGTTCGACCGATTCATCATCGACAACATCGCGGCTCCTACGCCGTTGGGGAACGCGCTACGTGGTGACCGGGTCACCGGTCGGAGGTAGAGATGGCGGACGTATCGCGCGACACTCTCCGGGGTCTGCTGGTCGCGGACCCGCGGCTCCGAGACGAGTCCGCCATCTGGACAGCAGAGTCGACGCTGACGCAGGCCGGCGCCCGCCTCACCCGACCGACGACCACCGAGACGACCTCATGGCGCATGGAGGCACGCGGAACCGCGTCTGAGGCTGTCGTGGTCCAGGTTGTCGAGGCCGGCATCCCTGGCTCCGGTCTCGGCCTGGTATGGAAGCCAGCGAGCGCCGCGGACCTGCGGGGCCGTGACGCACCGGTGCAGATCCGCGGCGACACGATGATTCAGTACCGGGACACGTCGGGAACCATCCTCGATGCGGACCACCCGCACGCAATCACGCTCGAGGATGGCACGTTGGTCGTAGTCGCCGAGGTGACGTCGTCCGCCAGTCCCGGCTCGCTTTCTGTGGACTGCTGGACGATCAATCCGTCAACCGGGACCGTCTCGTCGAGCGTGACGGTACATACCGACAGCGCAGCATCGTTCGGCGACTTGCGGCCGTTCCTCGTGCGCGTCCCTCGGCAGGGCGGCGGCGAGCGATTGCTCTGCGGTTTCTGGAGTCAGGACCAGGACTTTGCGGGCGGCATTGTCGGGCAGATCGGTATTCGATCGTCAGACGACGGCGGCGCGACGTGGTCGGACTACGCATCGACCGCGCTCCGCGGCACCACCAGCATCGACGGACTCACCGCCGGGCGCGACGGTATCCAGATCGCGAGCGCGCACGGTTCAGGCACATCCGGGTGGCTCCCGTTCCGCTGCCGCGCCGCATACGCAAACGGTCAGGTGCTGCTGATGATGCACCTCCAGCACGCCGACACCGACTATCGGCGGCTCGCCGATTTCGTGCTGCAGTGGTCGTCGGCGGACCTCGGTGCGACCTTCCAGGTAATCGACGAGCCGGCCAACCTAACGGCCACCGAAGACGGACAGTATCGGGCCGGCTATCCTGACGTGGTCGCCCGCGATGGTCTGTTCCACGTCGCATACATCGACATCGACGACGCCAGCTATGCGAGCGGCAACCCCGCGGGCACGATTGTCACCGGCCTGACAATTGTCCGGCTCGGCTCCGCAGCGCAGGAATACAGCGCGGCAGGCGGGCAAGACTCTGCGCGGCCGGTCGGCGCCCAGGCCGATATCGCGCAGGTGGGTTCGACGCTGCTCTATTCGCTCGACGACCCCGAACACTCGATCGTCGCCGACGATGACGGGCGCATGTGGGCCTACTACCGGGAGGAGACAAGCGGCGAGGTCCGTGCGGCCTACTCGACGGACGGCGTGACGTGGCGCAGGTGGGGCTCGTCGATGCGCTCGGCCGTGAGCGGGAACGTGTGGGACGTCGACAGCGGCGGTACATTTCCCCTCGACGGCGGCGGTACGGGCGGAATCACGACCGAGTACCCAAAGCACTTCGCCGCGGCGCCCAACTGCGGCCGTGTCGCGCTGGTCACTAACTGGAGTCTCGACACAAGCCCGCACGATAACAGCCTCGTCGCGCTGTACCTCGGCGGATACCACACACAAACGCTCGGGTGGACGTCGAGCGCCATCCGGGCGCCCGGGTCCGCGGTAGGTTGGGAGGACACCTGGTATCACTTGAACGACCCGGACGATCAGCAGTGGGCGCTCAGCAGCTCGGGAACGTCGAGCGAGACGCACCAATCTACCGGATTGCTCGTCACGACGACGACCGGGACGCGGTACTGGACGCAGACGCCGAAGGGTTCGGGCCCAGAGGGTGTCGTGGCTCGGTGGGTGATGGAGTGCGACGCGGGCGCGAGCGGTGACGATCGGTGCGCGGTGCGCATCAAGGTACGCGATGGTTCATACGAGGTCGATGTATCGATCCGATACAGCGCGGCCGAGATGGCCGTGGTCGACAACGTGGCCGGTTCCACTCTGATGTCAGTGGCTATCGACATGTCGACGGAGGCGCGTGAGTTCGAGGTGCATGCCAAGCTGCCAGGTGCAAGCGGCGAGATCGCGCTGTACCAGCGGCCCGCTAACGGCATCGCCGACGGACCGTGGACGCTTCTGGCGTCAGGCACCCTGACGCGGCAGACTGACATCACGGCGGTCCACTCGATCCAGTGGGGGCACATTACGAGCCAGACGGCGATCTCCCGCTGGCGGATGTTCTGCTACGTCGCCAACGACTTCTCCGGGCTCAAGTGGCGCGACGCTGAGATCAGCACCCCCGATGACCTGGCGCCGCTCGCCGCTTCGGCTCGATGGGTGCACACGACCCCTGGCGCGTACATGCGGTCGGTGGACGGTCCAGGCATCGTGGGCGAGACCTACACGCTTCCAATCGGGTACGACTACGGCGCCGAGCGCATGTTCCCGACCGTCAACGCCTCGCCGGACGCGACGTGGCGCTCCGAAGACGAGACGCAGCAACGGCTCGCGCTCGCGTACAACCCGACCACGCTCGGTACGCAGGACTCGGCGCCACTCGGCGATACGCTCGCGATCTACCTCGGGAACATCAACTGGAGCGCAGGCAGCCTGGAAGGCTATGTTGCGGGCGCGGGATGGTCTTCGATCGGCTCGTTCGATACGTCGGAGTCCTACACGTACATTGGCCACGGGAACGTCATCGAGCTCCGGGCGCTGTCGTTCGTGCGGGTCGTGCGCGAGGGTGAGTGGGACGGTGCGACGGTGGTGATCGGCTCCAGCGAGTACCGCGTCGTACACACCCGCGGTGGGGAGATCACCGGCTCAGCAGGCACGCCTCGACGCTGTCGGCTGGTTATCGACGGGTCGGTCGGCACCAGCAGCGGCGGTGTAAAGGTCATCCCAAGGCAAGCTGTCATCGTGTGGCGCGACGCGACGGACTACGCCGGCTTGCGGCTGACGATCGACGCGCAGAGCACCGCCGAGGGGTACTTCACGATCGGCGCGCTCGTCGTCGGACCCTTCTATGTGTTTGGTCAAGACTACTCGTGGGGCCGAATCCTCGAGCGGTTGCCGAACGTCGATGTGGCCGAAGGCCGCGGGGGCCAGCGACGCGCTACCCGGCTCGGCGAGCAGCGCCGTACCGCTGAGGTTGCATGGACGGACGGAATCGACGTCACGACGATCGATAGTGCGACCACGACGCCGGATTACCTGGCGTCGACCTCGACGGGCGGGATCGAGCCGATCGCGTTCGAGCGCGCGGTCGGGTACGACATCGACGGGATCGTGCGCCTCATCGACGGACCGCTGCACCCAGTCGTGTATTTGCCGAAGGTCGCGAAGGGCACCGGCGGAGCAGGTGACATCCAGGTGCTCACAGACGTGGGGCTGAGCCTGTACGGGCGAGTCACGAGTCCGGTGCGGCTTGAGTCCATCCTCGGTGACGAGGAGGCTGACGAGGTGTGGCGCCTCGCTCGCCTGACGATTGAGGAGGAGGTCTAATGGCGTGGCCGTCTATCGGTAGCCGCGCTGTTAGGTGGCGGTTCGGTTTGCGTGTGACCTACGCCGGCCGGGACTGGCGGTTTGCTGATGTCGAGGTGTCGCCGGCGTCGACTTCGGGCGGGACCGTCGCCCACTACGGCGGCCTCTCCGTCGGCGACTACTCCGAGTCGTTCACGGCGATGTCGGACCGCATCGACCGGCAGAGCACGTCGGTCGAGGTGTTCTGGCCGGAACCGATCGCCGCGCTCGTCGCCGCGGGGTTTCGGCTCGACACTGCCGAGGCCGAGCTCTACGTGCTGACTGACGGGATGCCCTACGAGCTCCGTCGCGTGCTCGTCGTTGGTCGCGTCATGGAGCCAAGGTACGGCTCGAGCGCCGAGCCTGTCGCGTTCAGTGTAGAGTCGCCGCCCTGGCTGGACTCGGGGACGTGGCCGGATCTGCTCACGTCGCCGACGTCGTCGGACGACGTCAGCTACGCCAAAGCCACCGGCGCGGGTTCCACAAAGACGATTAGCGGAGACACGGTGGTCTCCGACCTCAAGGGCAAGACTGTACCGCACGTCGTCGGGAACCCGGGCAACGTCCAAAAGCGCCAAGTCTCGACGCCCAGTACGTTGTTCATCGACGAGGCGTCGGACATCATCAGCACATGCCGGCCGGGCGCGGTGACGGACGCTCAGATCGGGAAAACCAACACCGGCATCACGATCCCCAGCGCGGTAAGTGTGTACCCCGCCCCGTCGCTGCTGGTCCTGTGCGGTCACGCAACACAGGCCGGCGCATACGGAGGAGACGGTACGCTAACGATCAACAGCGCGTTTGGCGGCACGCCGGCCGACGCGCCGATCGCCCCTCTGTTCGACGGGGACGGGATGTATATCACCGCGCTCGTCCCGTTCCACGCGACCATCGCCGGTCGCACCTGTACAGTGGTCAACGTAAACGACTACTGGGCCAACTGGTTTGGCGTCCGGCACAATCTCTCCTCGGACTCCATTTCGGCCGGGAATGCGTCGGGCTTCTCAGACAACGTAGCGACCTCGGACCCCGCGCGACCGCTGCCCGATCGGAACAGTAAGATTGGGTTCTGCTTCGCGTCCGCGCACTCGTCGTTCTCGACGTTCTACGGCGCGCACTCGGGGCGACAGGCGGGACCGCTTCGCACGGTTCAAGACCTGCTGATTCATGTCCTGTCGTCCTCCGCTCATCCGGTCGACTGGCCGCGGCTTTACGCCGCGCTGGACCGGATCCCAACATTCGACGTGGAGGGCTACCTCGACGAGCGGGTCAAGGTGTGGGAGTTTGTTTCGCGGGAGTTGCTGCCGCTGCTGCCGATGTCGCTACGCCGCGGACCCAAGGGGCTCTATGCCCTCGTCGCGGACCTCGGCGCGACAGTCGACGATGCGATCGGGACCATCCGTGCGGGGTACGACGCAGATCGCATCAGCGACGTCCAGTACGAGCGTCGGCTCGCCGACCTGGCAGGCGCTATCGAGGTCGAGGCCGGATCCTACGATGGGCGACCGCTGGACGTCCTGCGGGTATCCGGGTCGATGGTCCAGGCGCGACGCGCCGAGCTGGCGCAGCGGTCCTCTACCGCTGACCGGGCGTTGAGCGCGGTCTACCAGTCCAACGGCAACACCGCGACGAGCGTGCAGACGATCAAAGCTCCGTGGCTCACGCCTCGCACTATCCCCGACCTCCGCGCCGAGCGGGCCGGGGGCTCGTCCGGCGCCCACTACGTGGCGCACCAACGACTCGCGCTCCGCTCTGCGCAGATTCGGACGGTGACCTACGCACTGGCGCCCGAGTACGTCGCGCTCGATGTGGGCGACCTCGTGCGGCTAGTCGACGCCGAGCTGAGTATCGACGCACCCGCCTACCTGTCGACGCTCTCGCTACGGGATGGGCGCGTAGAGGGCACCTTTTCCATCTACGACCCGGTCCTGCGCTGAGCGGTCGGCTATCGAACATGATACACTGACGCACCGGAGCACATGATGGCAGCCACCGATCTGACGTCCACCGCACCCGATACCGCGGGCATCCACATCGTCCGGGTGGCGCTCGAGGCCACAGCCGCGAACGCCCGGGAGATCCAGCTCCCTGAATGGGCGCGGCGGGTGGACCTGCAATTCGTCCAGAGCGACGACAGCACGGACGATTCGGGCAAGGTCGCCAGCAGCGGGACGGACGGCAGCGCGATCGGGTCCAACGCGATTCGCGTTGCCGCGGGCGCGGTCTACACGTTCAGGGTGTCCGCCGGGCGCGCGAAAGGCGGCGGATCGCTCTACGTCGCGGCCTCCACCGCGAGCGCATACTGCATCGTCTGCCTGCAGCCGGAGTAGTCGATGCCGATCAAGATGCCGAGCAACACGTCGCCGCCCGCCGGCCAGATCATCGCCGTAGACGAGGGCGACGACGCGACCTCGGCCACACTGTCGTTCAGCCTCGACGCATCGGGGACCGTCAACGCCTCGACCTACGCATGGACCTGCACCGCGGTCCCGGGCGCCGGCGATCCCGCGTTCCCGAGCGGCACGACCACGGGCGCGCAGACCATCGACAGCCCGTCGAGCGCCACAACCGACGTCACGGTGACCGGCCCCGGGCGCTACGTGTTTACCCTCACCCCGGACGGCGACGCATCGAAGGCACAGACGGTCTCGGTCCTCGTCTCCCGCCCGCTGCCTGTCCTCACGACGGACCTGTCCAGCGGTGGCGCCACCGGAGGGGCGACAACGTCGATCAGCCTCGGAGACAGCGCGGGCGCGGACGGGGTCACGTACTCCACCACGGCCCACGAATACCCGCTGGACGCGGGCATCGCCGTCACCGACGGCGACACCGACTCGCCTGAGTTCTCCAACCCGGCGCAAGACACCGACGGCAAGGCGGTTCAGGTCACCTCGACGGCCACGGACGACTACGGGCGCACCTCGACCCTGACGCGGACGCTGATTGTAGAGGGCACGGGCAACAGCACCGTCACCCCACCGTCGCCCACATCGGAGGCGGTTGCGGCGGGCGGCAGCGCAGCAGACAAGACGTTCAGCGCCTTCACCGACGCAGACGGCGTCATCGATCACTACGGGCACGAGATTGTCGATGCGGTCGGCACGGTTACCGCGACGGACGGCGGCAGCGACGACACCCTGGGCCCGTGGTCGTTCGCCGGCGAGACCGACGGCGACTCGTTCGCGCTCATCCTGACCGCCTACGACGCCAGCAGCAATCCGCTGGCCTCGGCGGTGCACCAGGTCGACATCGCGGCCCCGTCCTCCGATAGCATCGTGACCGCTCCCGCGGCGACGAGCGAGGCTGTAGCGGCGGGCGGGAGCGCGGCGGATAAGACGTTCAGCGCCTTCACGGACCCCGACGGCATCATCGACCACTACGGGCACGAGGTGGTCAACGCGGTCGGCACGGTCACCGCGACCGACGGCGGCAGCGACAACACTCTCGGTCCGTGGTCGTTCGCCGGCGAGACCGACGGCGACTCGTTCGCGCTCATCCTGACGGCCTACGACGCCGCCAGCAACCCGCTGGCCTCGGCGGTGCACCAGGTCGACATCTCGGCCCCGGCC